TAATGATGGAAAAATTGCCTACACAACAAGATACATTCAAAGATCATATGGATCAGTTCGCCAAGCAAGCATGGTTGATGAAGAAAAAACATGGATATATAAGCCAGCACTACTTTGGGAAGTTTCTGGAACTGAAGAGTTAAAGACAATTAATGAGGTTGCATCAAAGCAAGGTAAATATGTTTTGGGTGCTATGCCAATTAATTCAAATGTCCCAAACACTCCACCAGTTGTTGTTAACAATTTATTAACTAATAATATTATAGATCTTGGGGAAAATGTTTATTGTATTACAAGATATTCAGGGCACCTATATTCTAATGGAGAAGTAATTAGATATGACGCTGCCCAATTTAACATAACTGGAACTGGAAATGTTTGGATTAGCGATAATCAAGAGTACCAAAAATACTTTTCTTCTTTGCCGTTTAATGGAAAAATTTATCCTACAGGGCTAATTAGAATCTATTCTGAGCCATACTATGAAGTAGTTGATGGAATAACAAGAATGAAAAATGGTGCTGTATCTAGTCACGGAAGATCTCAGTTTGGAACAGCAATAGCATTACATACTGCAGGAATTGATTCTTATTGGTCAAACAATGATAATGTTCGTGGCTGTCTCATGCAGTCTCAGTACTTATTTACAAGCGAATTAAACCCAACACTTCCATCTACAGTAGTAGGTGCTGCTGGTATTGACAATGCAACTGCTAAAAAAACAACAAGAAGTGGAATTATTAAAAACTTTTTATCAACTAAATATTTAACAGAAACAGAAGTTAATAATCTTTCATCAACTAAATCAGGAACAATTCAGTCTTCTGCACTGGTTATGAATGGTCCATCTTTTAAAACAACAGAAAGTCCACTAGATCTAGTTTCGTATGTTTATAAACCATTAAATAGTGCCTATAAGCATTTTGGCACAAGAATGCGTATTGTAGGAAAAATTGAAAACAATACTGTTAGAACTCAAACTCCAGTAGGCAGTAGTTCTTATTATCAAGTTATTGGTGCACAAGCAGATCAAAATATCAGCATAGGTGGAGCCTCTGGAGGACTTGCAGTAATGTTAAATCCAGAAACAAATAATGGATACTATTTTGAAATAATAGCGCTAACAGAAGACAACCTTGAGTCATATCTAAAATTAGATAAAAACAATACACCAACTGCATCAGTTAACAATGTTATTTTTTATAAAATTAAAAAAGATTCATCAAACAATAACGCTGTTCCTATTAAACTTTGGGGAGGACTTGCAAAAATTTTAGTTGATGATGGAAGATTTACTGGACAATACAGGATGGCAGCAGAAGAAAATCCAACAGTTTATGATTTATCTGTTGAGTATCAGGACATTGGAAAAACTAGAAGATTTTATTTATATATAAATAATAAATTAATAAAAGTGATAGATGACGTTGATCCTCTTCCAGTTTATAACAATATGGCATTATTTACTCGTGGTTCATCAAGGCTTATGTTTGAAAATATTTATGCATTATCTGAAAACTATTCTCAAAATACAGTCTTTAATGTGGGCAAACCTTTAAGCCAAACTTTTGGGGATGATCAAATTGATGCTAGCGAATCATTTAGAAAGTATGCAATGAGTGGCGTAATTCAATCCACGTACCTGTCTGGAATAAGTTCTCAGCAACCACCTAAATATGATATGTATTTTGAAGAATTTGGTACAATCATGAGGGAATGTGCCTATTTTGATATTCGGTATGATAGAGCATACCCAGCACTCTATGCACAAATGTCTCCAACATTTAATAGAATTAAAGGCTATACTACTTCAGGATTTTATGCAGACTCCTATGGTGCAGAGTTTATGATATTTAACTCCACTGACAAGGCATTAGTCCTTGACGAAACTTCAGGAAACTATCTTAGAATACAAGGAGTAACTTTTACACAAGATACAACTCAAGAACTTTCTGTAGATGAGTTTTTCAAAAAGCGTGGCAGTTTTTCTGATCCTGAACTTAGGGAAAGCACAGTATTGGTTTCTCCACTTGTTGAAAGCGTAAAGTATGATAATATTAAACAAAGCAGAATGATATATGGAACAAATGAATTTAGTATTGACAGTTTGTATATTCAGACACAAGATGCTGCAGAATCCTTAATGGGTTGGATTATTAACAAGTTAATGATTCCCAAAAAAGCAGTGGGAGTTGAAATTTTTAGTATTCCAACTTTACAATTAGGAGATATTGTGACTATTAACTATAAAGACAGTACAGGCCTAGACCTAGTTTCTTCTAGTTCTACTAGGTTTGTTATTTATAATATTGAATATAGCAGAAATTTATCAGGACCATCTATGAAGATATATATGAGTGAGGTATAAAATGGCAGATATTACACCTAATCCAGCATCACCACAGAATATTGCTGGAGTGTATTCATTAATAAATCAAAATACAATTAAAACTGCAACTCCAGATATAATATTATTTGATGATGACCTAGTTCCTATTGAAATTATGACTGACCTAATTTTTGAAGATATAGGCGGACAAGAGTTAATAAATATTGCTAGGCGTGACACCATTAATGGGCAAAAAATTTCTTATCAGCCAATTAAAAATATGTCAGATATTGAACAAAAGTATAACCCTAATAATTTAATTAGTCTTCAGGCAACATCAGATAAGTACTTTGCAAACTTTCAAATTCAATTAAAAGATAAAATTCCCACTGCAGGCACGGGGACTAATCAAGCCTATGTCTATTTAATTACTAGCACTAATGATCTAGTTATTGAAACTGTAAACCTTGCAGCAGATGAACAAATAGAAGTTCAGATAGCAACAGATGGTACAATATATGAGGCGGTTTTATAATGATAACTAATACTGGAAAATCAATTTTAGGTAAATACCTATTGGGGCAAGCCCCAGCATATGCGTCATACCTTGCTGTAGGCTGTGGCAAAACACCACTCGGCAGTGGCGATCTACAAGGAGATTATTCTTCACAAACTAGCCTAGATTTTGAAATGTTTAGAGTTCCAATTTCTTCTAGAGGCTTTATTAATGAATCTGGAATTAACAAGATTGTTTTTACAGCAGAACTGCCAACAGAAGAAAGATATGAAATTTCTGAAGTAGGTATATATTCTGCAGGATTTAACCCTTCGGCTGGCCAATACGATAGTAAAACTATTTTTGCATTTGCTGAGAACGATAATTGGAACAGACATACATCAAGTGCAGTCTCTGCAATTGAAACAATCAGTTCTCCACTTGACGATCCCGAAGATGACAATATTATTGCAACTAACTTGGCAGTGTTTAAAACTAATGCAGATAATTCAATTTTTTATAAACCATCCCGTGCAGAAAGATATGAAAGATGTAGATTTTTAAATAACATAATTCTTATTCGTGGGGATGAATCAGAACTAACTCTTAGTGAAGATAGTGGCCCATCACTAGATCACTTTGTTGTAGAGCCTGGTTCTAACCACATACATCTGGAAGGTGTTAATATTGATTTATCTGAAAATGCACCAACAGATGAATTAAGACTAGCATTTTCTTTAATTAGTAAAAATGGAGATTCAGGGGCAACTCCTGAAACAGTTAGAGTTCTGGTAGACTTTGCATCTTCTGATGTTGGATCAGGAGAATATGCAAGATTTGAAACAGAACTTGTTGATGGAGTGGACGGAATTGATTTTGCTACAAATAGATATTTTGTTGTATCTAAACAAAAACAAGAACTATATACAAGTGCTAACTTCACATGGAATGATGTAAATGTAGTTAAGATATATGTATCTATTTTAGATGATTCAAGCGGCCCAACACCAACACTATCTGATCAATACTATGTTGCGTTAGATGCTATGAGGTTAGAAAATATTGCAACAACAAACCCACTATATGGTTTAGTTGGATATTCTGTTATACAAACAACTGATGCTGAAGCAATTATAAAATCTCCAAATACAAGTAACTATATTGAGTTTAGATTTTCTATAGGAGTAACTTCGGGGGTAGAGTCTTAATGGCTGAAGTAATTAAAAAGGTTATTATTAAAAATAAAACTTTGCCTCCTGTTACTTTTGATGACAACTCTTTATTTTATTCAATTAGATACAGGGTAATATCTGAAGATAAAAACCGAGTTTCTCAATGGTCTCCAACATATAAACTGCATGCCCCAACTACCACCAGTGCTGGCCTGCCGTATGATGGTGCAGTTAGTCCCGAAAGATTTCACATAAATGTTGTTGGAAATACGATTAATGCTATATGGTCATTTAAACCAATAGCACAAAATCCTACAGATTTAGAAAAAATATTTGCAGAAACAACAAGTTTTGATGTTTGGACAAGATGGAATCCAAACGCTAGTCCTAGTAATGTTGGATGGACAGTGTGGGAAAAGGTTTCTACTGTTAGTACTAACTCATTTTCTACATTAAAAAAAACAACAGGAAGCCCATTACAAGTTCAAATAGCAGTTCAAATACCAACTAATGCGAAGGTAAGAGATGACAGACTTACACTTTTTATTGGAAAGTCTAGTGTTTAAAAGGAGAATATATGGCACAGATACCATTACCAGAAAGAGGCCAGCCACTAGATGTTACATACATCTATGAGTTAGCCCAAGCAATAAATAGCATATCTAATCAAGTTACTTCTGCAACCTATAACTACACTAGTATAGATGCAGGAACTGGGGCACCTCAAAATGTTAAAACTTCAGAAGCAAGATTTGTTGGTGGATATAAGCAAGTAACTAATAATACAAACGTAAACGCAGGAGAAGAAAAAAGCGATTCATATACCTTCTCTGAATTTAAATATCCACCAGTTGTTACTGCAACTATTTCTAACATCAGTGGTACTGCTGCAGGTACAGACGCTACTATTATTTTAAAATCTGTTACAACTTCAAAAGTTGATTTTGTAGTAAGATTCAATACTGGTGGAGTTGCTTCTGTTGGAGTTAATCTTATTGCTATCGGAGTTACGAATTAAATAGGGGGATAAAATTGATTCATTGCATAAAGTGCAAAGGCAGAATGTTTATAGATAGACAATTTTCTAGTATTGATCACTTAGAAACATTTTGTATTATATGTGGAAATAGAAAGTTTTATCATCCAGTTACTGAAAGTCAGGAAGGAAAATGGTTACTACAAAAGGAAAGATCCAGAGCGAAGAGTACAATCGTGAACCTGTAATAAAAGGAAACCAAAAGATTTGGTTTTTAAACGGAGACTTGGTTAGACTTTATCATAGTTCTAGATCAACTGGCATGGTAACTGTTTATAACATTACAAAAGATCAATTAGAAACATGCTTAAGATCTGATTTTAGAAAAAATAGACAACGAGCATACACTGTAGCAGAAACTGCCAAACTTGTCAATAGGCATAGAAAGTATATTCCAGATCTAATTAAACGGGGCATGATTCCACCTCCAATAGGATCTCAGATTAATGGAAAGCGTGGATGGCAAATTAGAGCATACTATTCTGAAGACCACGTAAAAGAAATTCGTGCTATACTTGCAAGTATACATATTGGACAACCAAGAAAAGATAAATTAATAACAAATAACATGACTCCAACAAGCCAAGAGTTGACACGGCGAATGGGGGACGGTATACTTACATATACGAAGACAGAAGATGGAAGATTTATACCAGTTTGGTCTGAAAGTATTTAAAAT